TTTGCGTGGTGTTTATGTTTTTCTACAAGTGTAGATTTGATATCATTTAGTTTTATGAGTTTATCTTCTACCTCTGTTCTGTCAGCTATATCTTGTAGTAACATTTCATTTTGTGTTTTAAGAGTTTCTTTATCTTTTACTTTATCATCTATAATATCTTGATTCTCATCTATCTTTGATAACTTATCACGAATAATCTTATCTTTGTTTTTCTTAAGGTCTTCAATATAGTTTTCTTGTAAGCCTATCTTTTCTTCTGTAAGTTCTTTATTGTAATCTATATCTCTTAACTCATCTGTTATATCTTTGATTTGATTTTTGACTAACATATTCATCAATGAGAATATCTTTATATCTAATATCTCCTCAACCACTTCTCTTCTATGTACAGACTTCAACTGCATAAATGGAATGAATGATGCATTACCAAGTATCACCACTTGTGTAAAACTTCGATAGTTTAGTTTAAGGATATTTTGTTCTAGGTACTTCTGATAATCTCTAGAGCTTGCATCTTGATTTACCATTTTGTCATTACAATAGATTTCAAACTTGTTAGGTTTGATACCACGCATCACACGATACTTTCTTGTACCAATCTCAAACTTTACTTCTACAACTGTTTCTGAATTGTTTACTGAGTTTACGAGTTGTGCTTTCTTAACAATACGAAATGGTTTATTGAATAACACAAAAGTCAACGCATCTAGTATGGTAGATTTACCAGAACCATTATCACCCACAATCAAAGTTGTAGGTTGTCCATTTAAAAAAATTTCAGTAAAAGAATTACCTGTCGAAAGCAAGTTCTTCCACTTCACCGATTTGAATATTATCATATATCTAAGTCTTGAGCTTCCGTATATAAAGTTCTTACTTCGTTCTTCAATCTATTTTTATTTAAGTCAACTGGTAACTCGTCCACATACTTATTTAATAATGTAATAGTATCTTCTGAATTTTCTACAATATCATCAGAAACACTATTCGCATCTAAATCAGTAAAGTCTTCTATAATCTTCACTTCATGTGTATCAACTTTTAATAACTTATCAATAAATCTATCAAACTGATATAAGTCTTTTTTGTTTACAACCACAACTTTAATGAATTTGTTTTTGTATTGCTCAACATTTACATTTTCATAATTTGTTGTAGTATCATCATAGTATATTTTATCAAAGATTGTCAAGGGATTTATTACCCTCTCAAGCTGTCTTGTTTCAGTATCAAATATATGAAAACCTTTTGGGTCATCATAATCATTCCAATATATTTCGTAAGGTGTTCCTAAATAAAATATCTGTCCATCATCTGACTTGTGATGAAAGTGTCCACTCATCACTGTATCAAACTTTCTAAATGTAGTTTTATCATATCCATGTTCAGATACAATTGCAGTCTTGTTCATTTTAAAACCATTAATATCTAAATGACCCATACATATCTGAGCTTTAGTTTCATCTATCATACCCATTGAATAGATATAGTTTTGACTGTTAATCCAAGGCATAAACAATATAGGTAATCCATCAAAGGTTACTTCTTGTGCTTCTGGATATAGATGTATCTTTTTATATCTATCGTTAATCAGTTCTTGTAATGAGTTTACATCATTTGTATTTTTATAAAAGATATCGTGATTACCAACTAATGCGTGTAGTTCTATATCTAAAGCTTGAAATGGTAATATAAATCTTTCTCTGAAGTTCTTTGCAATACGATAGGACACAAACTTACGTCTGTCTAATACATCTCCTAGATGTATAACAGTTTTAATATTATGTTTCTGTAGATAAGGAAAAAACTGTCCCTCATAAAACTGGTAGAAATATTCATCATACTGTACACTATCGTTTCTTGCACCGAAGTGTGTATCAGTTATTATCGCTATCTTCACTCTTTTCTTCCATAAAATTTTCTAGTCCAGAAGGTTTGTCTACTTTGACTTTCTTCTTTGGTTTATATACTGCTTCATCTGGTAACATAATCGTTGGGTCAAAACCACTAACACTATAAGAATTTTCATCTCCTTCCATAGTTACAAAGGCTCTGTAATCTACTTTCTCAATCAATCTATGTTTAACATGAGTTTGTTTCTTTTCTCTTTGTATTCTTCGTATAAACGCATAGTATATTATTTGTGTAAAATAAGCAAATGGGTTCTTTGATTTCTCTGGATTAAAGTTGTGTATATACTGTAGACAATTTTCTATACCATCAGAAACCATATCATCTTTAAATGTATAGTTCATAAAGTTAGGTTTATGAGAAAGACCATTTGCAATCTTTAAAAAACATTCACCTATGTAATTTGATACTCTTGGTTTTTCTTCACCTGTCTGTTCTGCCTCTTCACACTTATCTTTCCATTCCTTCATAGCCTGTAGAAATACTTTGTTATCTACATAGTGTGCAGCTGTACTTTTTCTTTTTGCCATTTATTTACCTTTCGCAATTAATACTATAATACTAGAAAACTGCATACTTGTCAAATATTATTTTATTATTTTTTTACTTGACAGATTAACAAAACATGGTTAAACTAAGCATTGAGGTAGGGTGGAATATATACTAATGGATTGTCTTCTTATCGGTATAAAGATATTCATTTAGTTCTGATTCTGGTATATCGTCATCTACTTCTAGTTTACTACTCTTTTGTTTTTCACTTCTTATTTTTTCTATGGTTTCTTCTTTAGCACTTTTTAATACTAGTCCGTCATAACTCTTTAATACATATTGATAATATCTTGTCATACCAACTGATGCTGGTGTCATTATAATTATTGAGTTAGATTCTATAAAGTAATGTTCTTCATCAGAATACGGTTGTATCCATCTTGTCAGAGCTAAAGACTCGGTTAATCCTTTTTTAGATAAACGATTGACAGTTTCCATCTTTAATGGTGATGAAACTTTTAGTCTACCATTTTCATTATCTAAAACATTACAAATTAAGTCTTCTCCATTCTTCAATTTGATTATTTGATAACTACTCATAGCTTAATCCTATCAATTTTATAGTTGAATTGTTCTTCATTATAGATATTTAGTCTTTCGTTAAAGTGGTTTAAAGTAAAGTTCATCTTACTTTTATACGATAAGTCGTCTGACAAGTCGAACAGCCTAATGGAATCTTTAGTTGCACTTGTACGGAGTCCCCTACCGATTGACTGGAGAACTCTAATTCTACTTTTTGAAGGTGAACTGAACACGACATTGTTAATGTTCCTAATATTAATACCAGTGCTAAATGTACCATAACTTGCGATAATGATTGCATTGTTTTCTTTCTCTACTATTCCTCTTATATCGTTTCTAGTTTTAGCATCTGTACCACCATGTATAAAGAATACTTTTCTATCAAAGTCTTTCATTAATTCAAAAAGTTTATTACCATGTTTCTCTACTAGTTGGTATAGACAAAGTGTATTACCATTTAATGAATTGCAAAGGCGACTAATAAAATTATTCCGAGTAGGCTGTAATACCAAATGATTGATTTCTTCTGCATATGTATAATCCTTTACTAATTTGCAATCTTCTTCTTTGTGTTTTAATACAATACATTCTATGTTTAGATTTGCAAGTGTTTTGTTATCTATAAGTTCTTTTGTTGTAACAACCTTTTCTACTTCACCAAACAAACCCTCTAATACTAATCTATGTGTTTGTGTTCCATCTAATGTTCCTGTCAATCCAAACCTGTATTTACATAAATGTAATTTTGTCATTATGTTTGTAAGTGATTTAGATTTAAACAGATGAGCTTCATCACCGATTACACACCCAAACTGTTCAAAGTATTTCTTAGGCATCTTGTAAATAGATTGCCAAGTTGATATCACTACATCTTTCTCAACTTTCTTTTCGTGTCCTTGATAAATCTTTTGACAGTATGTTCCAGAACTCCACCCATAATCTTCAAAGTCAGAATACATCTGTTCTACTAAAGAAGTGGTGGGAACTAATATCAAAGTTTTTAGTTCCATCATTTTATAGTAACGAACTAAAGAATATATAATTAACGATTTGCCTGAAGCAGTAGGAGAAACAAGTAAAGCCCTATGTGACTTAAGAGCATACTCGATAGCATCAATTTGGTAATCACGCAATTTAATGGATTTACCTTTGGATTTGGGTTTAAGAGATTTAACAAATCCCTCCACAACTTGTCTACCAATTTCTTTAACATCTTCAACTCCTTCATCTATATTTATTTGTATGTCATTCCTATCACAGAATTTTTTAAGGTATCCTAATAGTCCAACATATATTCTACCAGTTGCAGTAGAAAACAATCTTATCTTTCCGTCCCATATCTTGTTACGATATGCAGGCATAAACTTATGGCCTGGTACTTCAAAGGTAAAGTAATCTGCAAGTTCTCTTGCGATACTTGGTTCTGTTTCTACCTTGAGGTGAACTTCGTTAATCTTAGATATTTGCATTTTGTAAAGTGTTTGGTTCACCGTATTCACCTCTAACTATTATATTCCAAGATAAACTTACTCTTTCACTAACTGCTGGTGGTACAAAATGCATTAACCATGATGGAAATATAAATCCAAAATCTTTTTCATGTTTAAACGACATCATATTTGATGTTAAATTATTAACTTTTGTTTTTCTTGGTTGCCAAACACCACTTACACCTTTTGGGTCATGGAAGTATAAAGGTGTTTGTATTTCACTATGAAGGGGAAACCAAACACCAGAAAAGGTATTATTAGAGTGTGAATGTGGAGAATGCATATCTCCTTTTTGTGAGTGATTAATCCACATATTTGTTATCTCTAACTCTTTATATTCGTACTCATATATTTTACAAATTTCTTTTGTATTATCTAATATTGATTTAACTAATTTTTGATATTCACTTTTTTTATGCAGTTTATTATCAACTGAAGCTTTTGAATGAAAATTCATTTTTTGTTCATTCATATATTCGTTTTTTATAGTATCTATTAAAACACTATCAGAAATATGTTGAAACTTAGAAACTAAAGTTGGAAATAAATAATAGTGTTTCATCACATCAACCATGTTATTATACTATACCTCGTACCAAATTCTATTTTGTTTACATAGTGTGGAAACATAAAGTTAGATGGAAATATAATCGCAGAGTTTCTCTTAGGAGTGTAAACCTTATCTGCAATTACTAACTCCCCTCCTCTATACCCATCATTGAGAAAAAACAAAAGTGAGGCTGATGGATAGCCATATTGTTGATTATGACTATGATGAATATTATCTGCGTGTTCAGACATAAATCCACCTTCACCATATTTGTTTACTCTAAAATCAGTTGTTCTGTTTGGATTAAAATATTTCATATATGGGTGTTTTTGTTTATATAAACTTACAACTTTTTTTGTTACATCAAGTAAATCTTTCCAATATGTCATATTATCTTTGATATAGGTTTCGTCCATTACAACTCTTTTTAAACTATTTTTTGTTTTACCTTCTTCATTAGAATAAGTTGAAGGTTTCCAACCCTTAGAATTAAACATAATATTTGATGATAACTCATCTGTCATTACATCTTTGTAATATCCAACCCACTCTCTCATTACATCATTCCTGCTTCAAATTTTTTCCAGTCAATTGCATTTTTAATATCCCAACCACGACTATTGATTGACCTGAGAACACCATCAATATACTTGACAACTGTTTCAAGGTATGCTACTTTATGTTCTATTTGTATAATGTCTTCATCTGATTCTATGTAGACACTTAGGTCACTCTTTAATACTTT